ATACTCGTTGGCCTCCGTGCCGCCCTTTGTCCAGAAAAAGCCCTTTATCATGCCGACGCAGTCCATGCCCGTGCGGCCCTCTGCGATGTGCTGCCGGTAAGTGTCCATGCGCCCCTCGGTATAGTGTTCCGGGTACTGTTTCGACTTGCTCTTCAGCAGCTTTTCGGTACACTTGTAGACGCATGTGCCGTACCAGTAGGGCTGCCCCAGCATTCCTATGCAGAACAATGCCAGTTCTCTGCCCGCGTACATCCGTATTCCCCCTCATTCCTCATAAAAAATCGTAAGCCCATACATTTGGGCCGCCTCATGTTCAATGCGGCACCCGCGGGCATTCTCCCACCCCACACAGAAATAGGCCGCGTGGCACCGACTCATGTTTTCGAGCGATTTAGCTAGAAAGCAAAGTGGAACCTGTACAACGCCGCGCTCCTGCATAGCTTCTTTCGAATACCACTCGTCCGTAAACAGCGTATTCACTACCTCGTAGCCTCTTTCTTTGAGCGCCCGTATGGCGCGCTCACGAGTTTCCACTATTTCCTTCTCGGATTTACCTGCCATAGGTTGGGACAGCATAGCTTTCATATCAAATGGCCTCCTCTCCGGTCACTACAGTAAACAGCGCCGGCACAATATCCGGCGTCCAGTCCTCCTGCGACGTGTGCGCCTGCACAACCTTGTACAGAACGCCTTCATGCGATACTCGCACGCCCGCGGCATAGGCAACGCCCGCGCGCCACGCCGGAAACTTGTCCGCCAGCCCCATAGCCTGCTTGTCGGTCAGCACGTCCAACACCGGGCGCATGGCCTCGTCGATCTCCTCCTGTTTGGTCTGTACCTTGGCAAATACGGCCTCATGGCGCACGAGGACGTTGTAGCCGGACTGTACACCCAGCACCTCCTCGCCCTCGGAAATCTCCCAAGGGTTCTCCGCCAGTGCGTTAAGCTGTTCCTTCGTTACATCGCCCGTCAACTGCACGCACAGAGCCTCGCGCATATAGCCCTCCGCCTGCGTGCGCGTTTCGTAGATACTGTGTACCTCGATTACATGTTCTCCTGCCTTGATTCTCATTCTCCCAACTCCTTCCATTGTCCACCGGTACCATACCGGGCCTCGCTCTTCTTCCACGCGCCGCCTGTGCCGAAATATGCCTCGCAAGTCGTCCACACACCGCCGGTACAGTAGTGTACCGTGCCGCCGCCTCCCGGCATTGCAATTTCGAAGTACGGTTTCTTGGACGCGTTGTAGGCGGTGAATTTTGTATCGCCGTACGTATTCGTGTCGATTAGCACATACGGCGTTGTCGTATTGAGGGAGGTTATGCTTGCAATCTTTGAGGTAAAGTCAAAAACGACTTCCGTTGTAGTCGATACTGCGCTGGTAAGTGTTTTTGTTACCTCTGTACTGCTGTTGGTTGATGTGGCCGTACGACTTACAGACGCCTTCAGAAAATTGCCGATATTGCTGCTGGCTGGTTCAGGCGCGGAAGTAACAAACACATGCAGCTTCATGCTCTCCGCATCCGTGTAGCCTTTTAAGGACGGGAAAGTATATCGCGCTAATTTGGCATCTCTATAACAGCTTGGCACGCCTGGCACAGTTGAGGTTGTACCACTTGAAATATTTAATGTGTGGCTTGCCGTTGCGTATATTGTTTCAGCCATATCCTCACCACCTTACACCGGCTTGAGCCAGACCTGCCCGTTTACCACACTGGGAGTGGAGGACGAGTACACGATATTGCGAATGCAAGCCGTCGTTACATTACTGCCGGAAGCGTTGGCCACTACCTTTCCCGCAAACGTGCCCGCCGTTATGGTGCTGGCCGCCTGGTCGTGCGATGCGTCCGCCTTTTCCGCAAGGGCAGTATGTACCGCGTCGCTCGATACGGGATTTTCGCTGCCGTCAATGACTTCCGCATCCACTGTTACCGGCGCAGGAATAGACGGCTTATCGGTTAGGTCGTTATAGCTGCCACTGGTAGCCACAGGCGCAAGCGCTTCTAATTGCTCAATCAGATTTCTTGCGACTGCCTGCAATGCAGATATGTCCTGCGCCGTAATAGCCCTATACACCCAGTCTCCGGATGCCCAGTTTTTGGCCGCCGTACCATTAAAACCCCGTGATACCGTAAGAATGTTTCCGGTTACCGCCTGCAAAATCACAAGTTCCGCATCTTCATCGGTGCCCAGCGTAAGCACATTGGGCGCTTCGGGTAGTACAGACGCATCCAATACCTCTATATCGGTCTGCACCGAGTTTATATCCGATGCCAGTACAGTGTGCGGCCCGTTATTTTGCGGCGCATACATTGTCATGCTCATCAGTACTGTCCTCCTCCCTTACTCTGTATAAAACCCTGCGGCGCTGCTGCTACCGTACAGCGCGCCAGTGTGTTGGGGCGTACCTCAATAGTTACAAACCTACCGCGCGGCATTTTGCCGCTGTTATCAATCAGATAAGAGGATATATCCCCCTCCCACTCCTTTTCCATTGCAAACGCCGTCTGACCATTTATCGATACCGTAGCTGATACAGGCTGTTCCGTCGATTCGTATATTCCATAGTCAATCGCATGCGTATGCGCAGGCGTCGACACCGTGTGTGTATGTGACGGTACCGTGTGTGTGTGATTTCCAACCGACACTGTATGTTTGTGTGACGGTATATTCACTGCAATTTCAGGTATCGTCAGATTGGCAGAACCCGTGTGGAAATGCCGAAAATAATGTCTGTGGTTTCCGCCGCTATGCGTATGGGATTTCATGTAGTGTAGATGGTCTGTTCCCTGCGCCGGAGTGGTTGTCCAGGAAGTTTGATTATCGCTTGGGCCTCCGGTAGTTCCTGCGCTGGCGTACTCCACATAGTTAAGCGCTTCGCCATCTTCGCTGTCAAGCGGCCCGCCAACTGACAGAATATTCGTAACGACTTTCTGTGCCGTGGTCACGGTCGCACTTCCACCGCTGGCGCTTGTCACGCTCTGACCACCCGCGCTTCCAGATGTTCCTCCACCTCCTCCGGCGCTGGTTGTACTGCTTCCTCCGCCGCTGGATGCTCCCTTTGAATAGGCGCGAAATCGCCCCAGTTCAATCCGCAGCTGCACGTAATTCATGATCGTCAATTCCTTGGGAATCCATAGCGGGTATTTTAGCGGGTGACTTGCGTCGGCATTGTCTACCATAACGCTACCCCATATCTGTGTAGAACCTTGCGCATAAGTTGCCTCAATACGCTGCCGGTCGGCCAGGTCAGCCAGCATTTTCACCAGATCTTCCGGCGTGTTTGCCAGAGTAAGACGCATATCGCCCGCTGTATCGTGATTCCGTACAATTTTTGTGATATACGTCCGAAATCCGGACGGCTTAAAGAGTATCGTCTCACCTGCCTGCGCTTTGTAGATGTCGCTTACACCAAACTCCTTCAGGTCTGCTGCTTCCACCTCATACTCTTCGCGCGCATGTTCTCCTTCTTTCAAAAGCGCCTTGCCAGCTGCCAGAAGAGACGCCGGCTCCTTTTGCTTCCGGTCGGTGTAAACACGCTCAATAAGGCCGTATTTCCGCATTGCTTCGTCTGAGGCGTCAATATAGGGTTTCCCTCCGTTTATCTGCGACACACCCAGCTGATTTACGCCCTCACCATATCCCTGCAGATACAGCCGCGTTACTACTTCTCCGCTTTCGCCCTTTTTTCGACTGCGCAAAAAGTTATACTCCCGGAATACGTAGTACTCCGCAGAACCGGTTTCAATTTTGTGCAAGTGTATTCTCCAGGGATACACTGCAGTATCAAACACGAATTTGTAGTAGTCGGTAAAAGGTGTTGCTATAGAGAAAAGCGCCGCCAGAAGATTTTCGCTTGTCCACCCGTAATCATACTGATACGCAAAATCGCAATCGCCCAGCACCCAGTCGCTTTGAAACGAAAGTATGTACTCTATGTTCTGCCGCGTTGTATATCCGCTGCGAACATGGTCGCCATACATCACCCTGTCGCACAATCCAGCCGCCACATGCTCACACATGTATGACAGCACTGGCGCGCCGTCATCCTCCGCCGTGTAATCCACGACCCGATAAAGCTGTCCGCCATCAAATCGAATCAGCATTCTATAATCCAGATAACGCGCTTTTTCATCGCCGTCCGGCAGTGAAAACGACATTTCCGATATACCATTGAGCACTTCGGTTTCGGAAATGTCGAATGCATTGTCCAGTACCGCGACACGGCGTCTCTGGCCGTCCAGCACTTCTATCAGTCTCATAGATACCTCTCTCTGTACAGCACGGAAACATGCATATCTCCGCTTGTACCGCTGCTTACGCGCAAATCCTTGAGTAACCTTCCAAACTCCAGCCAATCGCCTTCGTATTGGTCTATGACGTTTTTACCATCCAGTGTAGCAGTAAACGTTTCGCTGTCAATCACCAGCACACCGCCCGGAGGAATTACAACGCTCGGAAAAGACATCGTAACATCCTTGGTCTGTACACCAGAGAAAAATGCGCTCATTGTTCCGTGCAGTACGCCATATGCCGGGTGTATAAATGTACTCGTAGAAGCGCGCATCGCAACGGCGTCCGCCATTGCATACACAACCGGCAGAGCCATATGCACCTCGGCATATACGTCTGACAAAAACGCATATCGAGGCGACACACCCGATACAGCATTAAGCTCTGCTGTCCATTCAGCTGCAATCGCGTATCGGGCATCAAAACCAAATCGTGGCGACATATCCGCCGACATACTGTCCGACAGGCGGGCAGATGCCGCATATAGCGCGCCTGCCCCCATCTCTGCGGTTGTTGTCTGTGAAAAAACATAGCTTGCGCCATATCTTTTTTCCACGAGCCTGCGGTTAGCCGGCGTTCGGTTATATGTGCCAAGCGCCATACCGACACCTCCCTGTATCAGTTAAGCGCCATCGCTATCGCGCCGGAATCCAAATAGGCACGGGCGCCTCCATCCATGGCATAAGCGCCCGCATTGGCTTTTTGTGCCACACGCTCACCGCCCGTAGCCGCGTCCATAATCACGCCATAACTCCACGTGCCCCAGCCGCTGGCCGCTGCTGACTGCTCTGCGTTTGTATTCCGCATTTCCATCTGACCGGAAACCTGTTCTTCCGGCTCTCCAAAAACAATGGGGATACGTGCATACCCGCTGCCGGACAATTCAGAGCCGCCAGACGTTGGATCGCCATTATACAGGGCAAGATGCGGAGCAAATCCTGCAATATTGACAGCGCGCAGATAGTTCAAAATTCTGGTCTTGAATTCGTTTGAAAGGTTTCCACCTGCCATGGTAAGTACAATATCGCCCGGAGAAAAGCGGGGACTTACTTCACCTGTAAGCACTATGGCATTGGATAGCTGCTTATATACCAGCACGTTTCCACCGCTGGCCGCATCCATGATCGCCGCATATGTCACCGTTCCGCTGGCGCCTGGCGGCGTCGGAAAAACAATCTCCGAACTGTTTTGCGTGCTCACCGCAGTACCGCTCACGGTAGGCGCAGACAGCGACAAAAGCTGCCTGGTATATCCGGAATAACTCGCCTCCGTGCCTGCCGTTCCAGTTTCAGTCGGATTGGACAAATACAATGCCACATATACGCTGCCCGGCGCAATCGCCGATACGCTGCGCATTGCATTCAATACCGCCGTTTCGAAATAGTTGGTCATCGCGCTCACTCAATCGCCTCCCCCATAGTTATAGCAACGCCACTTATGGCATAGCTGTTCGGATTGGTTATTGTTATGCGCACCGGCGTCCGGGCGCTACCGGCATATTTCATTTCCGATTCAGACACAAAAGTCTTTGTAATCTGCTCTCCGTAAGCAAACGGTTCGCACACAAAAACCAACGAAAAACGCATGGCATTCTGCGCCATACGTTCGATTTCTGCCGGATCATATATCTGGCCTATATAGTACTTGTCCGACTCGTCCCATCGCCTGATCTCGCCTTTTTGTGCCAGCAAAAGCGACAGTTCCCGGGCCTCCGCGCGCGTCTTAAACTGCGCCGTAGCGCAGTCTATTGTTATCGTGCGTTCGCCATAGTAACGCGCTCCAAAATCATGCACTCCATCTCTGTAAGGCATTTCAATTTTTCTGGGTCGCAAAGGCGGCGCCAGCACATCCGAAAAACGTTCAACCAGCATGCCAAACTTTTCCCGCATATCCACGCCCGCAAAAGAAAAACTGTGCCGCATCAATCAAAACACTCCCCTTCGGCGCATTTCCCGGCGCAGTTCGTCGGCTATACGCTCTCCTTCCCGTCTGCTGGCACCGGACGGCATGTTGATAGTAACATTAAACGTCGCGTTTGAGTTGTTTGTTGTATTTCCGGCAATCTTTGCCGCCATTCCATAATTTGCAAACTGCTCAGCCCGATACGCCTTGGCTTGCAGGGCCGTAAGTACCATCTCTCCTTCATGAAGTTGCGCAAGATACCCGTCATACGGCACATACTCTAGACCTGCAGCATGTGAACTTCCGGACAGACTGTTTATCTGGCCGGCAACAGACTGCAGCTCGGCCAGCTTGCTGTTCATTCCATCGATATACCCCTGTACTGTGGCTGCGCCGGAACTATAGGCCGTAGATTCCTGATTGAACGCCTCCACCATATCGTTGGTCTGATCGATTATGCGCTGCGCTTCGGTTTCAAAGTTGGTAGCCGCATCAGCCATGTTGGTGGTCAACGTTTCTTTTGCCTGCTCGGTTTCCTGGAACTTTGCGACAAACGCCGTTATATCCTCTTCAGAGGCCTGACGAAGTCCTGCCAGCACGGCCATGCTCTCTACCGAACCGTCCGACAGCTTTTGCACAAGGTTTTCGTCTATACCAAGTTCCATCAGCCATTTGATATTATCGGCATATTCAGCCATGTACGTAATCTGCGATTCAAGCGCCGCAATGCTGTCCGCCACGCTTTGCGCCACAACCGGCTCTATTTCCGTAAATCCGGACACCATGGCTTCCACCTGCTCGCGCGCTGCCTCTTTGGCCTCGCTTTGCTTCGCTATAAGCTCATCCAACGATCCGCTCATAGCGGCGAATTCCTGCACACGGTCTTTCTCCGCCTGGGTAAGTTCTTTTGTGGCCTCCGTTTGTTCAGTGGTAGAAATGGTCAACTCCTCAAAGGCTTCGTTGTAGTCGTCCAGAATCCCCCGGTTGGTTTCCAGTTCCGTGCTCAAATCGGCCACTTCGCTCTCCAGGGCGGATATAGTATCCTTCGCTTCGGCATATGCCTTGGCATCAAACGGATCGTCCGTATATACAACACCCATTGCAGTGCCCCACCGCTTTTCATACCATGACGCTATATCGCCGTACTGCCCGTACCGCTCATCTCCTTGAGCCAGTACCTCTTTGTATTTTTCCTGTGCGATGGCAAGTTCTGCCTGCTTGTCAATGAGCTTTGTTTGCGCATCCACATAGGCGTTATACTTATCCTGCAGTGCCGACTGTTTTGCCTCCGCCAGCGCAAGTTCCTCCCAGCTTGCAATCTGACGCCGAAGCGCCTCCGTTCCGCCGTCAATCGCGCCGGTCTGCTCATCGATAAGGTCGTTAAGCGACGGCATGGTTTCTACAAGCCGGGCAAGTACAGCATCCCACTGCGCCTGCTCCTCAGCAGTGCGGGTGCTCTTTCCCTCCAGCTTTTCCAGCACCGCCACCATTGCTTCGGCGTCGCCCACTGTTGCGGCAATGTTTTCCGCCTTACCCGCAAAGGCTTTGTCTATTTCCTCCACAGTCGCACTGAGCGTGTCGCTGCCTTCAATCAAATCGGTCGCCCACTCCGCTGCCGTTCCTGCGCCCTGCACAAGCCCCTGCAGTATAGGCGTCATCGTATCTCCTATAGCTATAAGCAAATTATTGGCTTTGTTTTTGAGCATCTGTATATTGCTGTCCAGCGTCTCATAGCGCGTTGTGGCCTCATTGGCCAGCGCAAGATTCTCATCCCATGCCTTGCCGGCAGTCGCAAGCGACTGATTCAAAAGGCCGCTGTTTCCCGCCATGGCCTGCACCACGGCGATCATACGGCTTTGAGACAGTCCCAAATCTTCCGCCAGCGCTGCAATAATACTGCCGCCTTCGTCGCCCAACTGCCCGAGCCCTTCAATAAGCTGCGCCAGCGTGCCCATAGCGTCCGTCTCCCACATGGACACAAACTCGTCAACCGTCATATTTGCCGCACTGGCGTATCCTACAAGCTCATCGCTGCCGGTTGCCACCATAACGGATATGTCGTTTATGAGTGTGGAAAGGGCCGTGCCGCCCGCCTCGGCATTGGTGCCCATGCTGCTGACTGCAGCTGCCATAGCCAGCACTTCTGTCTCGCTCATGCCGGCTGCGTTTCCCGCTGCAGCCAATCGCTGCGCCATATTGAGTATGTCGCGTTCGGTCGTTGCAGATGAGTTGCCCAGCGCCACCAGCGTGGAGCCAAGGCGTTCGTAATCGTCTGCACTGGTTCCCATTATGTTCGCCATCTGCGCAAGCGCTTCCGCTGCCTCTTCGGCGGACAGGTTAGTGGATGTACCAAGCATGGCCATTACCTCGACAAAGGAAAGCAAATCTTCTTTGGCTATGCCCAGCTGACCACCTACCTCGGCCAGTGCCGCAATTTCTGTCGTGCTGAGCGGTATCCGGGTGGACATTTCTTTTATAGCCTCGGACATTTGCGTGAGTTCGTAGTCAGTAAGGTCGGTTGTCTTGGCAACGCCTGCCATAGCACTCTCAAATTCAATAGATGCCTTGGCTGCTTCCTTGATCACTTCGCCAAGTTTCCGTATACCGCTTTGGATAAGGTCATTTGCCACGAGAGCCTTGAGTGTACCCAACCACCCTTTACTGGCTTCTCCTCCCTTATTCGACTGCTCTGCAGCTTCCTTTACCTCTCTTCCATATCGGTCCATAGAGGAAGCGCATCCGTCAGCACTTACCTTCGCCTCGTCCAAATACCGCTCGTTTTTGGCAAGTTCCTCATTAAGCTGTATCAGCTTGGCCTCTGCCTGGTTGGCCTTTGTAGCATGATTCTGGGTTGCCGTTGCCGCCTTCTCCGCAGCCGTATCGTATTTGGCAATTTCTCTTTGTAGATCTCCAACCTTCTTCCGATACTCGTCAGTATCTTTGGCCGCATCGTCAGTGCTTTCCGACAGGCTTTCCAGCTTTTTTCGGGCAGACGCAGCGGCCTCGCTGTACGAAGTGTACAGCGATTTGCTTTTTTCCAGCGCTGTCTTTTCAGCTTCCAGCTTGTCCTTCTGCTTATCCAGTACGCCGGATAGCGCTTCATGCTTTGCCTGCAACGCTGACAGTGTATTTTTTTGCCCGGCAAACTGTGCGTCTACCAGTTTCAACGCCGAATCCATCTCTTTGAGCGATCCATTTACCGCTTTTATCGCAGCGCGGTATTCTTTTTCGCCCTCGACGATCAGTCGTGTGGATATGGTGCGTTCAGCCAACCCTTTCCCCTCTTTCCCGCTTACTGCCGCCTGACTTAGGACTGCGCAATGCCCACATATCGTACACTATGCCTATTTCCATAAGCATAGCGTCTTTACGGGTCAATCCGCACGCTGTCGCTATGGCTAGATACGACGCCACTTTCAGGCCGTTTCCGTTTTTTTTTGCGTTTCCATGAGGATTTCGTCCACTTCTGTCGGTTCGTCAGAAGATTTCAGCCCACGCGAGATTGCGTTCAACACAATCTCGCGTGCCACCAAAATATCCGACACACTCATGCAGACTTCTGCTTCCTTTGCCTTAATGACAGGGCGCGGGTCATGCCCCATGTATCTACGCTCCAGTTCCGCTTGCGTGGATAATTCTTCAAGCGCCCAGCAAAGCGCTGTAAAACCATCGCGGCCCTTTTGCGCAAGGGCCGCGATCAATCCATCCGAGTACTTATCCTGTGCGGCAAAATGTGCCGCCGCGTTATACAGATAGCCATATTGCCGCAAGTCCATATTGTTCCGCCTCCACTTAGTAGATTACGGCAATGGTATGATCTGCCGTCACGTTGGAAATCGTGTAGTCGTTATCGCTTATCGACGCAACGCTGTCCGTGCCGTTATCATACAACGCCTTGGGCGTACCGGTCAGTTTTACAACCACCTCTCTACCCTCGGAAACCGATATGGTACCGGACGGAGTAGCAGTGCCGCTGCCCTGTACCTGCACGCTTACGTTATACCACTGCGCTATGCCCAACTTGGTTTCAATATAGGCGCGCGCCGCGTCTTCGTCTGTGAATTCTTTCACATAGTACCACGGTCCGTATTCCGGCGACATCACGCGCATGCGGATAGGCTGGGTGGCAAAAGATACGCTGTTTCCGCGCGTAGTGCCCGTCCAGTCCGGAATAGCCGCCTTGGCTTTCGGGAAAAACCAGGCGCGATACTTTCGTACTCCGCGCACCATAAGCACCTGATAGCCGCCAATACCGCCGTACGGCGCATTGTCTTCTGCGCCAAACTGCAGTTCATCTTCTACCATAGTAGCACCATAAAGTTTAGCTTGGTGCGCCAGTTCAATGTTATCCGTCTCCGCAGTAAACTCTCCGCTCGCAAATTCGCTGACGTATTCGGCCAGCATGTCGTCGGCGTACAGTTCGCCTTCCGCGTTGGTAATCGTCAGGTTGGTGGATACCGCTTTGCCAAGGATAAAACCCGGCTCGTATGTGGGGACAGCGCCTTTGGGCTCGGTCGCCATCTTTGCCCACGCAAAAATTTTCAATCCAATGCTCGCCATGGATTTCCCCTCCTATAGTCCTATTTCTTTCAAATGGTTCTCGTACACCTTCTGCGCCGCCTCCAGCGCTTTGGGGCCAAACATCTCCACTGCCGTCTGAATAAACGGTCTGGGCTCCTGATTGGTTTTCCCGTACTCGTTTATATAGGCAATCGCGTTGTTACGCTGCCCATGCTGACTTCCTTCAAAGACAATATCCCGGCGAACACGACCGGTCTCTTTTACTACTTTTCCCTTGGTTACGCTGTCGGCCAGATCGCCGGTCGAAAACGGACCGGACAGCATAGTGGTAGCTGTGCCGCGTATGGCCTCGGCCATTATATCGCTCTCGGCTTCCAGCATTTCTTCCACCATTTTGTCCGAAGTCAATTCCAGATGCCGCATGTCCAGGAGCAAACTGTTGAGCCCGATTTCCTCCCATCTTCCCATCAGTTCACCCCTTCGGCCGCTTCACATTCAAACACAATGTGCTGCGCAGTATCGTCAGATGCATTTTCTTTGACCGGCCAGGTAAAACCGGAACCAAACAACGCGCGTTCTACTTCGCGCTGCAGTTCGGTGGTATTCAGTGTAAGCGGAGCAAACAAGTGCAGCTGCACCAGCTGTCGCTCATGCTGCGGCATATCGTCGGCAAAATCCGCAGGAAACGTATTTATGTAAAATACAAAGTACGTTTTCTCCATGCCAGTATAGCTGTTTTGCGCCACTGGATAACCAAACGGAATCACTGCCCTTCGAATATCCGAAGCTACACTCATGCCGGCACCTCCCTGCGAATTTTGATTTCCAAGAACTTGCGAGCATCGCCCACATTGTCTATGCTCACCACACTATACGGCACCGGATCATTTTCGTGATACACCCGACAGCGCACGTGAATGTGCGGCGTATACCGCATGGTTAATGTGGCCATCTGGCCGAGATCAAGTCGCATCGCTTCAAACGCTTCGGTTCCGTGTGCATTGACCCATTTGCACCAGACAGGTCGCGCAAATACGTCTGTCCATTCTTCTACAGGATAACCGTCTGCGTCCTCTCCAGTCCGCAGTTCCTGCACGCGGATTTTTGTGCTCATTTCTCCGGCAAGTGCACTTTGTGCCATTAAAACCACCACACTTTATACTGCCGTAGCATTACATTGGCCGAAACAGCAACTTCTGCAGACGTTACCGCGCCATTCACTACTGTCTCACGGTTGGTATACCAGTGTCCTATAAGCAGCAGCATGGCTTGCCGGATAAGGCTGGGAAGTTCGCTGTACCCGGCGCGGTACGTAATCGCCATACTTGAAGCCGGTCGTTCAAGCTTCAGGAAAGCACGCACCGGATCGGACGTATAGGCAACCGGTTCGCCGCCTTCGGTAACCGACATAATCTCCACTACTGGTGGCCTGGGCAGACGCATCCGCACGGAACCGTCTTCCGGATACGCCGTTATGGTCTGCGGCGCAAGCGCGCGGCCTGTAATGTTTTCGCAGTACTCCCGCGCCGCCGATATGAGCGGCAGTAAAACATCATCGTCTTCGCTATCATCGCCCGGAATCCCGCGCAGATACGTTTTTACTGCCTCCAGACTTAACGGCTCTCCTTTCGGGCTTTCCGTTATCTCGTACAGCACGTCTTTCTCCTCCTTTTGCGGACACAGCAAAGCCGCGCTGCATTAGCAACGCGGCTTCCTGTGCATTTACCTCGATGACGTCTCCGGGGAGATATACTCCTTGAGGGCCGGCCGCCGTCGTGATAAACCGCATTTTCATGATCACCCCAGCTTGACGCGAGCAAACGCTTCGCCCAGAACGGGCGCGCCGTCGCCGAAGTAGTTGAACAGATAACCTACCTGATTGGTAGTAGCGTACAGCTCATTGAGCACCTGCACGGTCAGCAAATCGGCATCAGCATACCAGTAATGGTTAAAGTTGCCAAACACTGCCGTATACATGCCGGTAGTAAAGGTGTTGGGCGCATACTCACTCATATGCACCTCATGGCCGAGCAGGAAGTCAGGCTGTCCGACCTGCACAGACGGCTGCCATACATAATGCTCGTTTGCATCCTTTACCTTGGCCAACATCTTGGCCATATCGCGGTGCATTACCCACCTGGCGCCGCGCAGATACTGCTCCTTGAGTGCGTATTTGGCGTTGATCAGGCCATCAAAAGTAACTTCGGTGGCAGTATTGCCATCGGATACATCGCGGGAAGTAGGCACGCCATTTTCAGACGCAACAAATATGCCAAGCGGCTTATTGTTGCCATCGCCAAGCATATACGCCTTTTCCTGCGTAACCGCAATGCGGTAGCGCATTTCTTCGCCTACTACGCTTTCAGCCATAGGCGCATGCGATACCAGCGTGCGGGACAGCTTGATCAGCTTGGACATGCGATTGGGCTTAAACTCGCGCCGGTCGTAGGCCAGAGTAGTTTCTTCCGGAGACGCTACCACTTCGCCTACCCACTCCGCGTCAGTCGCTTCGGTCTTGCGGTAGGGATAACCCAGCGACTGTGCCGCGCCGATGGAGCCGATATTACGCGAAATCTGGCGCATCCACAGCATATCGTTCAGACCTTTGAGCAGTTCGTTTCGGAATTCTACCGGGGCAGTCAGGCTGCCGGCTTGGTTGTTATCGCCCAGGGTAAGACTGGCCTTATATTCAGCAATGCTTTCCGCCTTACCGGTCAAAGCCTTGGCAAAAAGCGACGGCTCGTCTTCCTGACGCTTGTCTTTCGGATTTTCGCCCATCATCCGGTCGCGCTCATCCTGTCGCTTACGGGCTTCAATGCGCTCGGTCAGGGCATCAAACTCCCGTTCAAGATTGCCATACGTGTCTTTGTCCGCGCCCTCCATGGGCTTGTCGTTGTACTGGTCCTGCAGAGCTTTCATGCGCTCATACACATGCGCTCTTTCCTGGAGCATATCGTACAGGTTCATAGGTCAAAATCCTCCTTGCATTATTTTCTCACGCAGGGAAATCCTGCGATTGAGAGCCTCGTTACTTTCTGCGGTAACATCAACCGCAGGCGGATGCAGATATCTGGCAAAAAATCCCGCGTCGGCACAGGCAGCAACCGGTATGGCTTCGTCTGTTTCATCGCAAAGCCCTTTTTCCAGCGCTTCCGTGCCGCTCATCCAAGTTTCTGCCTGCATAAGCGCAGCCACATCTTCCTGTGCCATGCCAGAGCGTTCCGCATATATTTCGCTCATTTGGCTGTTTATCCGGTCAAGCTCGTCTGCCATTGCGCGTAAATCTTCACTACCGCCGCACGCACACGTCCAGGCGTTATGGATCATAAGCGTCGCGCTTCTGGGGATAATCAGCACATCCGCCGCCATGGCAATAACGGAAGCCGCCGAAGCTGCCAAGCCATCCACATGCACCGTTTTCTTTGCCGCATGGCGTTTCAGGATATTATAAATGGCGATACCTGCAAAGGCATCGCCTCCCGGCGAATTGATATACACTTTCAATTCGCCAATATCACCAAGCGCGGCCAGTTCCCTCTGGAACTGCGCCGGGGTTACTTCATCACCCCACCAGCTGCTTTCAGCAATTTCGCCATAGAGAAACAGTTCGCCCGTATTATTCTTCGCCTTAAACTCCCAGAACTTTTTCACGTTCCATCACCTCCTCCGTTTCCTGGAACATTGCTTCGCGCCGCCTCCAGGGTTATCATATTTCCGTTGACAAGCACAAGGTCTCCTTCCTCGCCCGGCAAATCGGAAAACTCTTCCAGTCGGCGTATTTCATTGGCAGAAAAAACGCCGTTTTGCCGCATGGCGTTGTAAAACTGTGCCCTCGACGCCGTGTCGCCGCGCAGCAGCGCGTTCAGGTTGAATTTGAAATAATACGATGCCTTTTCGCGTGCGCCCAATACGTCTTTGTAAAATGTCTGCTCAATATGCGTAGCCAGCGGACGGATACAGTCGCGCACAAATTCAAGAGACTGCTGCTCAATGTTAGAAAACGTGGCATGCTCCATATCCATACACAGATGCGGAGGCACACCAAATATCCGGCACACTTCGCTCACCGCCCATTTGCGGCTTTCAAGCAGCTGGCTTTTGTCCATATCCCTTTCAAACATATTGGCCTTTGCGCCTTCTTCAAGGAACATCCATTTGCCCGCGTTTTCCACACCTGCATAATTTTGTGAAAAATCCTCTTTGAAACGCTCATATGCCGCGTCGGACAAATGGCCCGGATATTCAACAAATCCGCCCGGAGCGGAGCCAGAAAAACCTTTTTGTGCAAATCGATTCATGTCCCGTGTAAGGCCCAGCACATCCGCTGCTATCGCTATTGGATTTTCACCTTTGTCGTTATCCAGAAACCGAAAAGACGGCGTGTATACAAACTCGCCGCCCCGCAAGGTTTCCTGTTTTTTGCCATCACTTACGACGATGTACCTCTCACCGGTCACACTGTTTATATCCGACAGAATCACATTGCGGGTAGGTATGTTCCACAGTCCTGTAACAAATCCGCGGTTGTCGCGCGTGATGCGCAGATATGCGCCTCTCGTCAAGAGCAGATTTGCCACAAACATCTGCATCAGATCATATGCCGTCGTATTTTGATTAGGCTGATAGCACATAAGCCGATACAACCGATGCGTTTCGGCCTTTTCTTTTCCGTTCTCACCTTCTCGAAAAAGTTGAAACGGAAGCGCCGCCATGGTCTTGCTGACCAAATCAACGCACCGGAACACAGCCGCTACTTTAAGCGCCGTCGTAGCGCTCACATCATACCCCTGCCCGGAAAGATAACTGCTCCACGCCGTATCGTTTTGCACAGCCGGCATGGTATCTGCCCGTATTTCTATCGTGTGTCCCAGCAGCTTAAAACGCATGTGTTCCCCTCCCTTACACAACCCGCAGCCCGCGGCCCTCGTATACGCTCTTCTTCTGCTCCAACTTTATCGCTATCGCCATTGCATCAATCAGCGCGCATATAGGGTCTATTCGGTCCCGGCTTTTATTTTTCATAGGTTTCTGGTTCAAGTTTCCATCCACCGCAACTACGACATTGCCAAACGTCCATCGGCCGCATGGGTTTTCTGCATGCTCTATAGAGCCTTCTCGGAACATCCTTTCCAGCTCATGCATTGCAGGCGACATGCCCGCCATTGTCTGCGGCACCTGTAAAAACTGTTCCTGTTTCTCGGACGGAAGCAGCTGACGCAGCATCTCCAAATGCCACGGGTCTCCGCAAAAATGTTTGACTTTATAATCCATACAGAGCCGCTCCAGATGGTTGGCCAGATACCCGTAATCTACCACATCGCCTGGCGTAGCCTGTACAAACCCGCCCTTTACCCATCTTGCAAATGGCACATGATCACGCGCTTCGCGCTCTCGCATGTTTTCCTCCGGTATCCAGGCGTCCACAAAAAACTTCCAAGGCTCCCCATCCGATTTGGGTGGGAACAGACAAGCCGCCGCTGTAAGGTCGGTCGTTGTAGACAAGTCGATTCCGACATAGCACTCTCGCTTGAGCAGGTCTGCCCTGCTCCACTCTGCCTGCGTTTTGTCCCACAATGTTATCGGCAGCCAGCCCACCTGTTTGAGCGCCACCCACTGATTCAGACGCAGCCAGCGAAAGAGACGCTCTGCCGCCTCGCTGTTTCGCGCCTGCAAGGATTCCTGCCGCACAGCTTCCATGCTGATGGTAACGCCCAGGGATGGATTGGCCTCCTTCCAGACCTCCTCGTCGTATATGTCCGCACCGTCCGGCGCGCCGTATATCTTGACATACCAGGTTGGATCAACTATCTCTCCATCCCGTACCTTGCGCGCATATTCGTGCTGCTCCCATCCGATACTGGCACGGTTCGGGTCGTCGCCCGCCGTGGTGATAACCCATATAAGCTGTTCTTTTCGAGCCGCACCGGAGCCGAATGTCATGGTATCCCACAGGTCGCGCTTCTGCAGCGCATGCAGTTCGTCAAAGATAATTACCGTCGGATTCAGACCATGCTTGCTGTATGCCTCTGCTGACAGGACTTTTACAAACGTGCCCGTTTTGCGATTGTGAATTTCCTTTTTGCTGTCCACAACGTTCAGGAGCTTCTCCAGATATGGTTCCTGTTCGATTTTCTGCTTGGCGGCAATGTACACAAGCGACGCCTGCTCGCGCTCCGCTGCGCAGCAGTATATCTGACCGCTTGGCGGGTCATTGACAACATGATCCACTGCAAGGCTGGCTATCAGTTCGGTTTTCCCGTTCTTCTTCGGAATTTCCAGATATGCGTATTTGTACTTACGCGTACCATCCTCGTTTACCGTGCCGTATACGTTTCGCACCACCTCGCACTGCCATGGCAGCAACACAAGGGGCTTGCCGTAAAAATCGCCCGTCAGCTTCAGCAGCTGCAAAAACTCAATATGGTCAAGAGCTTTTCTCTCGTCAATCATGCTCGGCCACGCCCCCGCATGTAGGCTTCCATGGGGGAAGTCGCATCGCCTTTATCCGGATTCTTGGGCACCGCGCGCAATTTACTCTGCACTGTGAGCAGATTGTCTTTTTCAATTTGAAAAAGCTGGTCGCGCCGCTTGGCAATGGCCTTGTCTGTGCAGATGATTATATTCATCAGCCCGCGGTAAGCGTCCAGGTACTCCTTGTATTCCATTTCGCCTTTGCGCTCCATAAGCGTCTGCATTTCATTCTGCAGCCGCTCACGTTCCTCTAAATCCGCATCGTGTTCTGCCAACAACATACAATAGCGATTAAGCACATTCTCATAAAAAGCGTCCTCCATCTGTATAGACGCAAAAATCTTGACAAGACGTTTGAAATGCTTTTTCGCGCGGTCGTTTTTCTTTACCGCGGGCGACATCTGGATTTTTATGTCACTTTTCAGCGCCGCCTCTCCCTTTTCCCGAAACTCCTTTTCCTCTTTTGTCCGATGCCCTTTAATCAAGGCCAAAGGCTTTGCCGTTCCGTTCGGCATAAAATCCCACCTTTCCCCGCATTTCGGCTGGGAAAAAATCCTGCGCGTAGGGGCTCGCCCGGTTTGGAACCCGTTTCACGTAGAGATTTTACCTCCCCCTGGGGGTCTTGGCAACGTGCTCGCGATTGTTTTTGTTTGCAAAAAAACAAAAAAAACAAATCAAAAAACAAGTGCAAAAAACTTTTTGAAAGTCTGAAGCGCAGCTCACTGTCCTCCGCCAGGCTCCCACGTTCCACGCAATACCTTCTGTCCTTTAAGCGTATTGCATGCCAGGCATGCCGGCTGCAGATTCTTTTCGTCGTACTTGGCGCCGCCAAGCTCCAATGGCACGATGTGATCCACGCACTGCGCCAACGTCGAACATCTGGGCGACAAATGCAGCCGGCAAAACTGATTCTCCGGTCTTGCCAGATACATATCCCGGAACTTGTGCCATTGCCAATCATATCCGCGCTCAGTTGCCGTCCCGCGCCTATTGTCCTGCCTAGCTGCCACAACACGCGCATGCTCGCTGCAGTAATTGCCGGTATCGGCAAAACGATTGCAGCCATGCTGCGCACACAGCTTTTTTGTTTTTTGCGGCACGAAAATACCTCCTGTACGCAAACAGGGCCGACGCATAACGTCGACCCTGTGCACAATTCCACAATGCCATTATACCACATGTCGATGTTCACTTTGTTCGCTCTTTTGCTAATCGCAAACTTTTAACAAATGCCCCTCGGCACTACCACGCGCGACAGCGCCTCTTCGTGGATTTCCCAAATCCTCGTGCGTCCATAGCTCAGCTTTCCCGCAATCTTGTCAAATGGCCATCCGTAAAGGTATCTAAGCTCCAGCACAGTCCTGTGCGTTTCCCCCTCAACACCATCTATGGCCACCGCAATGGCTCGTTTGGTGGCAATCAGTATATCCAGATCTGCACTGATTTCGCGTTCAAGATCTGCCAGCTTGCACGCTATGTCCGCTCTGTCTCCACCGCCGCCGCGCGGAGCATCACCGTACTTTGCCACACCAGATGTCAACAGCGCCATCAGTCGTTGCATCTGCTCCGTCTTTGCTTCTATCATCGCATCCACCAGCTTTGCCTGGCCTAAAAACTCCTTGGCTGTCACCCACCGCCACCCCCCTGCTTGACTTCCTGTCTTGTTAAAACGTCCAATATGCTGCGCTCCAGTTCAAATCCGTCCGGATAGCGCTTTTCAACTTTCGATGTCGGTATACGCAACATAGTCCATGGTTGTTCCCACAAGCGTGCATAGATGCAAAAGCCAGCGATATACATCCCTCACTGCGCGTATCATCAGGTTCGGCTCTCCCAGCTATCGACCACACGCAGCCAGTCTACCCCGCAGACCCGCCACTCCTCTGGCAGTGCGTCCTCGCGTATCGACTTGCGGCCGGTGGCCGGCACGTCCAGACCGCGCCATTTGGCCGGCAGCGCATGTCCCGCGCGTGCTGCCTCTTCTGCCATGCGCCATGCCGCAGCCGGTATGCAGTAGCACCGCTCGCCGAAAAATCGTACCAGCACAAAGGCAATGCCGCCCGTCCTCTCCACGTCCAGCAGGTACTCCAGCTGATGCTCCATGAGCCTGGCAAGCGGTATTCGTCCCTCCTGCTCCTCCTTGGCGTCGAAGGCGACAAACCGTCCGCCCGCATTGCCCACGTAGTCTACCGTGCTCTTGCCAATCACCTTTGCCCATTTGCCGTCGCCCACCGGCACGGCGGGCACATGCTGGTGGTCAATGCGCGCAATCTTGCGCCACAGATACGCCTCGTGCTGGCTCTCCAGCGCCTTTTCCAGCGCCATTCCCCGCCCGCCCTGCTCTGCGCGTGCCTTCGTGCCGTCCAGAAACCGCAGCTGTTCAGCCCGCATCCGTTTCACCGCCTATCATCCGCTGCATTGCCGGAGCCATCAGTGCCGCCATCCTCTCGCGGACAGCCGCAGGTATCTGCACCGCCTGCGCCCGCTGGTCCACATATGCCTGATATCGCCGCTCAAACTGTGCGCTCTTTACCGCAAGAGCTCCCTCGCCCATACACAGCTCGTCCCATCCGCCCAGCATCATGACCACCCGCCATATGTCGTCGCCCAGCGCCGCGTGCGCCTCCTCCGGCCTGTAGTACCCGTACTGCCGCACCGCCCGCATTACCTGCGCCCACGCGTCTCCTGCGGACAGTTCGCCGCGTGCCTCCCGCTCTGCCGTCGCCACCGCTTCGCGGATGTCGGCCACAGACGGCGGATACTTGAGCACCGCCGCCATCCGCCGCACCGCCAGCCCTGCCAGCTCGCCCGGGATGTCCCTCAGCATCTCGTGCCACAGCCCCACCGTCAGCTCATCTGCGCGCAGCTTGCTGGCCGGATACAGCACCATGATCGTCTGCAAAAGCAACGCCGTCTCTGCCTTAGTCACCCGCCTGCGCCTCCTCACTCTGATACATTCGCTTGAGTTTTTCCAGTTCTGCGAGCCGCGGGTCAGAGCCCGCTTCCGGAGGCGGCGAGCGTCTGGCATACCCCTCCAGCCATACCCGCCAGGAGCGTATCGGCTGCCCCGCGCCATCCCGCCAGCCGTTGGCCGAATTAACCGCCACAAACCGGCGTGCGTCCACCGTTATCCCCATCTCCTGCGCATAGGTTTCCACCTGCGCAATCGTGGGTATCTCTCTCTCATTTCCCGTCTCCTCGCCCGCGCCCGCGCGCGGAGGAGATCCGTAAGGATCTCCCTGGTAAGGTAAGGTAAGGTTAGGTACGGTAAGGTAAGGTAAGGTAGCACCGTTACGCGCGTTATCCGTAACGCCGTCCTCTGCGTTACCGTAACGCGTTACGCCGCCGTTACGTAACGCGTTACGCGCGTTATCCGTAACGCTTCCATCTGCGTTATCCGTAACGCCATCCTCCCCGTTATCGTCCGTCGCCTTTTTGCGGTCGCGATACCTCTGCTGCCTCTCCCGGTTGCCGGTCTTGCGCGCCTCCTGTTGTGTGGCCAGCTTGCCAATATAATCCGCCCAGTCGTGCAGGCGCAGGTCCCCGTCCACAAACCCCGCCTCTACAAGCCCCTGCAAAAAACGGTCCGCCTTGCCCGTATAGCCCGCCGCCTCGGCGATGTCCTCCGCATCCAGACCGGACAGGTCGCCGTCTATCGCGTTGTCAATCGCCCACAGCCAGAGCATGACCAGGCTGCCAACCACCTGCGCCCGGCTGTCCTTGCCTCCCAGCGCGCGCCGGAGCTTGCTCACCTTGCGGTGCGTGGGCAGGCTCTGATGTACCTCGATCCATGCCATCTATTTCCCTCCGTCAAAATGGAAGCTCGTCGTCCTCCGTTTCCACAAACCCCTGCTCGTCCACCTGCCCCAGACTGGCGGGCACAAGGTCCGCCCAGTCTGCATGCAGGTCCGAATACGTCTTGCCGTTGTACTCACGCGTCTTGATTTTCCCGACCGCGATGACCGCGTCCCCATGCACTGCGCCGCGCATCCGTTCGGCCAGCTGCCGCCAGCACACGATATTGGCAAAGCGCATAACGCCGGAAGTGTCCTGCCCGACCGCAATTCCCAGTCGCGTACAGGGCGTCTGCTTGTCGCCCACCAGCTGATAGGTGGCGTCCACCGTACACATACCGGCCACGATTGTGCCGCCCGCACCGCCTATCTGCATTACAACCTCGCCTCCCGCTTGCTCGTACGCGCAACCTCCACCGTATAGCTCAGCCGCTTGAGCCGGATAACGTCGCCGCTTGCGTCGGTGACCGTCATCGCGTCAAACTGCTTGTCCAGCAGATAGAAAACCATTTGCCGGAGAATCTCCAGCCGGTACTCCGGAATCGGCTGTTCGAAGCCGTATCCCTTGCACTCCGGCCCGCACAGAGTGTCCAGAGACGTCATGCTCTTCGCCCAGCCTGTCGCCTCCATGCAGCTGCAGCGCATCGTGGCCGCCTTCGCAAGCTCCTCGATGTTTGCACTCTCCACGTCCACCATAACGCTCTGGTGGCAAAACATGCACTCTCCAAACATACCTTACGCCTCCTCTCCCTCGGTAAGCAACGCGCCCATCGTAGGCGCAATCATGGGCTTTACTGCCGCCAGCAGTGACGCAGCCTGCCCGTCGTCCACCCGTCCGACCGCCTGAAACTGCACCTGGCTGTAGTCCTGCCCCACGCTGTTGGTCGCCTTGGCCAGCGTAAAGCGCGTCACCACCTGCGAAGGCGTCAGACCGCGCGGAACCAGCTGCCGCGCCACGTAGCTCTGCCAGTTGCCCACCGACATGGTCGGCGCACGCAGCTCTATGGGCAGCGCCTCCCCCTCCAGGAGAATCAGCAGCTGCACCATGTTGCGGCACGCCTTGCCGCGTCCACCGTCCTTGCTGCCCATACGGTTCTTCGGACAGGTGCGGCACACATGCTCCAGCCCGTCCGAATCCCATCCGGATATGCCGTCGGTCGAAGCGCAGTCCGGCGCGCTGTTGGGTCCCTCCCCGTAGTCCCGCGCCCACCATGCGTTGACAAAGGCAGAGGCCAGCACCACGCCCTCCAGCCTTGCGGTCACGATCGGCTCGTCCGCCGTCATGCCCGGCAGCTCAAACGACCGCCCGCCGCCCGCAGGCACCTTGACCCGTGTCAGGGGCAGCTGCGACGCACCCGCCATCGCCTCCATCGCCCGGCGAAAGACCTCCGCCGTGCCCTCCATGTCAAATTCCGCCATCGGCAACTCCGCCACATTCCCCGTAAGTCTGCTCATGCCAATTCTCCTTTCACTTCAAACCGCCGCGTGTGTGTGACGACGGTGTATTTGTCAAAATCAATTTCCGGATGCTCTGCCCGCAGCCGTTTGGCATCCAGCGTGCGGCGCGGTACGCTCTTCCAGTCCACCCGCAGCCCGCCGCCTTCCATGCGTTCGGCCTCGCCCATCGCGCTCTTGAGCCCGTTGCTGAGCTCCCGCAGCCGCTCCTCCAGCGTCCGCTGCTCACCCTTAAGGCGGATATACTCCTCCACCGTCTCCGCCTGCACAAGGTCGATGCAGCGCCCGTCCGAGGCCGCAAACACCTCCGAAAGCGCCCGCTCGGTGGACGCAGACCCATCTGTCGGCGGCTGTATGCCAGCCTGCACATACTGCATCCAGAACGCGCCGCCCGCCTGCATAAGCGCCGAAACGTCTTCCTCGTCGCGCGGTATCTCGTAGGTGAGCAAATCCGTGCCGTATACCAGCACCGCCAAATGCCACACGGGCCAGCCGGTCACCGCCATGTACCACTGGCACTGACAGTAATACTCGATGGGATATTCTCCGTTACGGTACCGCTTGAGATGCAGATCCTTGCTGGTCTTGCACTCCAGTCCCGCCCGCTCGCCCACCACCCGCCGGTCAATATTGGCCGTCATCCAGTCGTGTTCTGGGTGCCGCAGAAAGGCGTTCAGCCGCTGCACCCGCTTGCCGGTCTTCTCGCAAAAACGCCGCGCCACGTATTCCTCCAGGTCGCGACCCTGCCGCATGGCCTCGTTGTCCCCATCATCCGACAGCAGCCCCCGCTTGTCCGCCCATACCGCATACGCCGACTTGTACGGATGCACCCCCAGTATGGCCGCCGCATCGCTGCCGCCCAGCCCGGTGCGCCTAAGCAAAAGCCACTCCTCCCGCGGCATGCCCAGTGTGCTGATTCGCTGCTTCACATAAATTCCGCCCTTCAAAACTTCTTGCCGTGCTTGTACGGTCTTTTCTTGTTGTAGTCGTGCTTTTCGCGCACAATCGCCTCGACGTCGAGGCCCTCCTTGCCGAACCAGTCCAAAATGCGGATAAGCGCGTCCGCCATCTCTACCGCGATACCTTCGGGCTTGCCGTCCTCGATGTAGTGCATCGGCCTGCCCGCCCTGGCTTCTTCCAGTGCTTCCGACAGTTCCGACACAATCAGCATAAGTGTTTCCGGGAGTTCGCGTTCAGTCTCCCAGAAACCGTGTGTAACGGAATTCGCATGTATCTCTTCTGCCCATTTATTTAATTCCACTTCCGGTCTGCTCCTCTCTTATACGGTCAAAAGGTTCATTGAAATCCAGATGCAATCCAATCTGCCGCCACACGGTCAAGATCTCGTCCTCATAGGAAGCGCAGGCACACATTTTATTATCAACCGCCGCCAGCACGTCGTATATGCGTTTTTTCCCGAATCCGTGCTTCTCATGCAGCACCTGCGCCATTATCGCGTACAGGCTTTTGATTGTCGGCTCGCAAGCCTCCTTAAATCCATCCTTCCAGCCAAGGTCATAGTTCTGTTTGAGGTCATCAACCGTAATACCGTTCCGGAAAAGCTGCTCTTTCATCTTCTGCTTACGCTCCAGCTCGTGCAGCTTGCTGGCGGAAACGGTTGTCAGCGCGCTCGCCTTGCGCTCTATGCGGTCTTCCCGCTCCATCGCCCGCCGCAGCTCTCGGGCGGACATTTCCCTAAAAGGCTTTGCCGGCATCATGCGTTTTCCTCCTCCCTCTTCGAACGTCGTACTACTTCCGCAAATTTAGCCTTTGTTACTTACCTCCTTTTAGCCAGATAACCCTCTGGTTCCGAGAACCACGCCACGGGAGGGCTAATGTCCGTTGCTCCTGTATAAACGGCCCATCAATCAGCACATCACATACTTCAAGCAATTGCGCCGCTTCTGGCCGCAACAACAATTCGTCGTATGTGTACCCGCTGTACACCCATACGCTCATGCCATGTGCTTGTGCTGCCCTAGCAAGTTCTGCGCATGCCTCTGGTTGAGCAAAGGGTTCTCCTCCCGATAACGTGATACCATCCAATAGCTGATTTTTACAAAAGTCCGCAATCAGGGTTTTTGTGTCCACCTCGCGCCCTCCGTCTGGATTCCAAGTTTGCGGGTTGTGGCATCCGGGGCAATGATGCGGGCAACCCTGCACAAAAACCGTATAGCGTAAACCCACTCCGTCAACAATGGATTCTTTCGCTAGGCCCGCTATCTTTATTCGCACTTCCTTTCCTCCATCTTCGCGCCGCAATTGGGACAGTAGTGCATCATATAATGCGCCATCCCCTCTACAAGTCCACAATTCTTGCAATGCCAGTGATTTACCCTGTCCTCTTCCTTCACCCACTCAGAATGCACCACTTCCACCGCATCCACGGCGGGCGCAGCTTTCACCTCGTCCTCTGCACCGCGCCACTCTTCCGCCGCTCTAAAATCTCGCGCGGTTTCGGAATCTCTGATGTACCATCGGCACACCTCCAGCAACGCCTCACGACTAATCAGGTCGCCCATTTTGCACCATCCTCTCATGCAACAACTCTGCAATCACGTCCGCCGCCTCGCCTATCGCAACCGTGCAGTCACCTTGACACACATCGTACATAGGACAACGCACACAACCTCTGTCGTTGTAGCAATGTATAAGTCCATAGTAGGTATTTTCCGCCCTAATTAGCAGGTCGCTCATTTTGCTCCCTCCACTTTCGCTCATCTTCCTCGCTACACAAGCAGTGCCACTCAACCTCTGTATCGTCATTTTCGGATTGGACTATATGCCCAAACTCGCACGCAGGGCAGTACGGCATCTCCGGGAATATGCAAGGCACGTTATCCCTCCTTCGGCGGCTCGGGCAGGGGCATCCAGTGGGTAACGCACAGGCTGGGTATTCCGTTGCGCCACCATTGTTTCTTTACGATATGCGCGACTTGAATCCATGTCACGTCACCGTTTCGCGAAAAGACAAGCACGTCTTCTACTTCCTCGGGCAACCTCTCCTCCACGCTCACCCACTGCGCCGCGTCGCGTTTCCCGTCTGCATACCCGTGTTCATACGCTTTTTTAAGTTCCAGCCCGAAATCAATGTCACAGACGCTCATCGCCTTGCCTCCCCCGCTAGCATAGCCGCCCGGCGTTCTTCCGTTCGCTTTTTCCGTTCCTGATACTTTGTTTCGCATTCAGAAACAACGTCCTCCGGTATGAGTTTCTTCGCACAATCCTCGCACAAGTCAAGGTCTTGCCAGTCAGACGTATGCAGGATTTTTGAGCAGGTAAAGCGGAATCGTACATGTTCGTCCTTTACGAGTTCTTTTTTGCACATGTCGCAAATGCGTTTAATCATTGTCCTTGCCTTCTTTCACCTCAAATAGCTCTCCTAGTATTTGCGACACATTAACCGTGGCCACGTCGTTGATTTCGTCTTGCACAATCTCTTGAATCACGTCGTTTAATACACCGTCTACCACAAATTCATGCGCTTTATCAAACGGAACGTATGACGCGCTTTTGCTAGGGTCATATTCAAACTCTATGATAATTCGTCCAACGTATCGCCCTTTAACCATCGTCCCTCCCTCCTATTGGCTTAACACCCAGCTTTTCCGCGATGTCGGCGGGAATATGCTGTGTACGACATATATGACACGAACCAGTTGTATTGCAACCTTTTGACCTCACCCCAAAAGCGCACGGGTTTACAGATATGTGCCTATCCACCAGTTCCGGGAAAGTTGTCTGCCACCATTCCTGCCACGTCGGATACCTCGGCTCGGGGTTCTGCGCCGCCCAGTCCATGACCAGCTTTTCCATCTTGCTGGCGGACATGTGTGGTTGGGTAAACACTGAAAATTCCTCTGCATTGCACACATACTCCAAAGGGCATTCGTCGCAATTATCTATGTAATTACACATCCTCTTCGCCTGCCGCATAACTTCCGAAAACTCAGCCATCGTCATAACTCCTTTATCTCTTTTTCGATAAGGTAATCTAGAATCAGAATCTTCTTGTCGAGTGCCTCAAGCTCATCTTGTCGCACGCCTATGCGTCGTTCTGCGTGAGCGCGAGCTATTTTTGCTCGTTTCAGTTCCCGGTACAGCCACTCTAACGCGTGATAACTTATAACCACACCATCCGAGCAAGTCCGCACAGGCTCGCCAGCATCCAATATGCCATCACCCACCACATTGTGGGCTTCCGCACATAAGTCAGCCACATCAACCTCAATGCTACCAAGCACATCGCCGCATGCAAAGCTATTGCCCAAAGCATCCATAGCTACCTCCCTCACGCAATCACCATAACCAGCACTGTAGCCAGCGCCATTATAACCAGACCGGCCCCAAACGTTGCCGCGCGCTCTGCATAGCGCCTACCATACCTCGAGCTGATTCCCGGCCTGCATCTTGCGATTTATCGCCGACAGCTCCTTTATGAGTCCTTCCAGCTCGTCCGCCTTAAGCGTCAGCGTGCCGTATTCAGCGCCGTCTCTATTCAACTTGAGCACTATGTCGCCGTTCACCATGTCCACATCGTAGCCTGCCACCTCGCCGTTAAGCTCGTATCTACGTGCCATGACAGCAAGGCAAGCGGGTATGATCGGCTCCTCTTTCTCCGTTTTTTTGACCATTGCTCCTCCTGCTGCATCCAGCCGCCTTTCATGCCTAAGCCCCTTCGGCTGTTTGCCGAGGTAGTTGTACACCGTACCTATTGAGACATCTAGGCTTTCGGCGATCTCTGTGTTCGTCATGCCCATTTCGCGCATGTTCTGCATTTCACTAATGCTTACATCACTCAACAAACTCTTCGCCATGAAACTCCCCTCGCAATTCTTCGAAATACTGTGACGAAGATCACATGATCATCATCGCGAACCCCGTGCCAAGCGCCATGACGATACAGCCTGCCGCGAACGTCCACGCAAATGCCCACAAGCGCCTGTCCCACATCTGCTTGTACTCGCTCTCTTTTGCCATCACCTCACGGTACGCCTCCACGCGCGCCCGCTGGTTGTCCCGGCATACCTTTTCCAGCACCGCCGCGCGCTCCCGCAGGAGTCCATTTTCGCGCGCCAGGCGTCCATTATCCTCCAGCACCATCTGGCACGCCCGCCGAACGTCAGCCGACAGCATGCCGCTTTTAATCGCGTCCTGCAGTGTAGCTGTGCCGTACCCGCTCATCCGAATGACCTTTGCCGCCTCACTCATACCTCGAACACCTTCCTCGCCAACTCCTCGACCTCCGCCCGGTCAAGCACTTCCCACGCCCGCTCCAGCTCCTCAATCGGCAGCTCATATGCACGCTCAATCCGCCGCAGCCAATCCTTCCGGGGCTTGCTGCCCGCTTCCCACTCGCGCACCAGCGTGACCGGCACTCCCATCCGCGCCGCCACAGTAAATACCGACAGATCTAATTGCTCCCGCCTTGTCCGCAGCATCATTCCCAACAGCATACATCATCGCTCCTCTCGCCTGTCTCGACAGCGCCAGACGGCATCTCGGGCAGATATACCCGCGCTCGTCCAGCTCTAACTGCATACTCACATTCCATCGCAGCCCGCATCGCTCGCAAATCTCATAACGCGCCACGCGCCACCCCTCCCTTCCTCCTGACCTGTTGCCCGTCAGGGCGTTCCGCCGCCATCCTGCGGCTCGTCGGTGGGCTCGAAGTATACCTCCAGCAAAATCGGCTCCGCCGGCCGCGTCTTAATGCGATCAAACGCATAATCCACGCATTTGTCAATGATGTACGCCATAGACTGATTCGTCTTATACGACATATCCACCAGCCGCGCATGATTGCGCTCCGACAACCTTACAGCCACTGCCCTCTGTGCCATCGTAATACACTCCTATCACATGTTGAGGCCTGTACCGCTTACCGGCTGGCCCAGTACTCCCGCTCCATCGCCGCCCGCTCAGCCGCCAGCTCCGCCTCCGCCTCCGGGCGCAGCTCCGCTATCCTCTCCTCCACCACGCCCATGGCCTCCGTTACCCAGAACGCTATGTCGACTATCCCGTCCGCCTCCCGCATCATCCGCTCCAGCGAATCCCGCAGGTCGACCAGCTCCTCCATCAGGTCATACGCCTCCGCCGTCATCCTCATATGGGCCTCCTTCTCCCGGTCTATTGTCGCCGCCCGACCGGGAGGGCCCTAATCGAGCATTGTGCCACCTTTCTTGCACGTGGGGCGGACACAGCGCTCTCCCTCGACTGCCTAATCTTCTGTCGCGCCCTGCTTTTCCGCCTTGCGGCGCGCATACGCCGCTTTCCGCTTCGCGCTAATCTTCTCACGATTTGCCTCGTAGTACCTGCGGCAGCGCTCACGCTCCTGCTCCCACTGTTCCGGCGTCCAGTTGGCACGTTTTTCCCGCGCCTTGGCGTTCAGTTCCTCTCTATGCAGCATGCCGTACCGTCGTACATACTCACGATGCTTTTCCGCGTGCGTTTGCTGGTACTTGGCGGACCATGCCCTTGCCTTTTCACGGTACTCCGGATCATTCTGCCGGCGCTGCCGAATATGTTCACGCCGGTAGGCATTGAGCCTTTCACGGTTTTTCTCGCGATATTCGCGCTGATATTCGCGCCTGTCTCTGGTATCAAGCCGCTTCGGTTTCGGTGCCTTCGGCTTCGCTGCCTTCGGCTTCGCCGCCTTCGGCTTCGGATTCTTATAGTCCTCCAGTAGCGCGTCCAGCGCAACCGCGAACAAATACCCTTCGCCCATCTAGTTCGCCTCCCCATTGCCCATGCGATTCTGCGCTTCAAGCGCCTCGCGGGCCGCCAGGATTTCCTCGGCCCTGTTCCGCCAGATGCGGTAACATGCCTCCGCCACCTTCTCATGGCGCCGCGCCATCTCTTCATCCGACACGCCCACAATGTAGTCGTCGTGTACATACCACTCGCCGCCCAGATGCTTTCCGCTCATTACGATAGCCATGCAATCCACCTCCGCCAAAGTCTATGTCCTACGGCCTGTACCGCTTACCGGTTGGCCGCTCACCCGCTCTACCTATATCCCCCGCAAAAACGCCTTGTTTTTGCCATGCTCCTGCGCTATGCTGAATCCAGCATCACATAGGAGGAGAAAACCTTGTCTATTACCGAAATCCAACTGCTGTCCTTCCTTATCGCACAGCCCAACGGTTCTGCCGATATATCCTCTGTCGCCAATCTCCTCGGTGCGGACGTCGCCTCCGCCCTGACTGAACAAATGTTGTCCAAAGGATACATCGGCATTGCCGATTTCACACCGTCTGATGGCGTTCGCCTATTCCGCGCTTCCGCGTACTGCATCACCGCCAAGGGACGCTTAGCCCTTGAAAAACATCACCAACGCCAAGCCGAGGAAGAAAAGCACCGCTCTGAAGCTGATGTTAAGCATGATAAAGAGGTGCGGCAGAATCGTAAGCACCAATATCTTGTAGCGCTTTTCCAGTTCTTCCTTGGCGTCATAAGCGGGCTGTTTCTCGAACATTGCGCGCAAATCGTCGCATTCGTCACAGAGCTTATTGAGGCCGCGTCGTTTCATACCTGATTCCCTCCTACGCTGTCGGCTTGTCGCCCTGCTCGCGGAACAAATCGTCTATCGTGCAGCCATACAGTTTTGCCAGCGCCGGCACCTACTCCTCCGCGACCAAACCCTTAATCATCTAAACCATCTGGCCTGGACCACTCTTTTCTGTGCCTCCATTGGCACATCTTACATCGCGTAATGTATGAGCTGCGCGTATACCACCTTATTACAAGCTCATACATGAAGATCCCAAACGATACGCCTACCATGAACAATACAAATCGTTCCATACTGCCTCCTGGCTTTGTGAGTTTCGTCAAATCACACAACGTGCAATCTCTTCTCCATGCGTCTCCTCCGCCCCGCAAGGGGCTTTTTTCATTCCCGCGGCTTGTCGCCCTGCTCACGGAACAAATCGTCTATCGTGCAGCCATACAGTTTTGCCAGCGCCGGCAGCTTGTCCGCACGGGGCATTGCTGCCCCTGTTTCCCACATTGCTACCGTAGAACGTTCTACTTTCAAAATTTTCGCTACATCGCTCTGCGTCAATTTCGCAGCTTTTCTAAGTGCTTGCACTTTTCCACCTCGCTCTGTTTGTCAACTTCATTGACATTATATCCACATTTCCGGAATTTGTCAATATCTTTGACGTAGAAAAATTCATTTTCCTGTTGCGTGTCAATTATATTGACTTTATAATATATACGGGGTGATTCCATGAGGAGCCTGAAAGACTTGCGGCATAGGATGAATCTAAACCAACAAGATTTAGCTGCCGCAATGAATGTATCTAGATCTACAGTCGCAATGTGGGAGCGAGGTACAGAACCAAGTAACGAAATGCTTTATAAACTCGCCGACTTTTTTTCTGTATCCATTGATACTCTTTTAGGTCGCCCAGAGTCATCAAGCACTCCCCAGAGCACAGAAAACATTGAAATACTCGACAAATTCAATTCATTAGATGACCATGGTAAAAAAACGGTTCTAGCGATATTGGAGCTAGAGTTTTCCCGATGCCAAGCCTCCGCCGATGACGCGCTATACGATAAGTACATGCGCAAAGCTGCAGAAGACCGGGTGGAGATGGACGCCGCAAAAAATGCTACTGCCGCCAGCGCGCAGTGACCACCCGAACAATATTGGCTCCCGGACGCGCGGCCTTGTTTTCGTATCGGATACGTTGATCCGGGCACACGATCATGGCGGTATCGTCGTATCGGGGTTCTTCCACATCACGGCGGGTATAGTACGGATGATTCACCTGGTTAATCATTGCGGATGCTCCTTTCATGTTTGAGATGATTGGAGCATAACACACCAAAAGAAACGTCACAATACGCAGATTATATGACACCGCCACTCTGTCATATATGGCGCGCCAACCGTCATATACGACACCGCCATATATGGCCAACCAACCCGCACGAGTGCGGCTTTCTCCGGCAAAAAAAGCAGTTTTGCCGCCCAAAACGCAATGGAAGGATTGGTTTTCTTTGATAGAACGTATTGAAGCCCGCCGCATAGAACTCAACATGTCCGTTAAGCATCTGGCGGAACGATCAACCGTACCTGAGGCCACTTACCGCAATATATTGAAGGGAATATCGAAGAATCCGTCATTCCTCACGATACGTAACCTCGCGCTCGCAGTAGGTTTGTCGTTGGATGATCTGGTTGCCACCATAGATGGCGCGGAACCTGCATGTATGCCGGAAGATTTGCGAATAATAAACCAGGCTCCGGCCACTACGCAGGAACTGGATTCTGCCCTTCGCATCCTCATGCAGATTATCGAGGACAATAACGCATCCCACGCCGAGGCTTTGAGTGCGCTGAACGAGAAGTTTGAACACGCTCTCATTGCCCGCGACGAGCAGTTCGCCAAGTCTCTCGCGTCAAAGGACGCGCAGTTCGAACAGGACCGCCGGGACATGTCAAGCATTATCAACATGAAGGACAAGTGGATTCGGTGGGAGTTCTTCTTGATTTGTACGCTGATTACTTTTATCTGTATTGTCCTGCTGGTCGATGTGCTGAGCCCGGACGTCGGCTGGGTTCGCCGGGCTTTGACAGAGCTTTTCTCCTACAACAACCTTTGATGCTCTACAACTGTTTATCCTTACCGATTATGGCCGATTCCGCTGGCAGGAGGATTGGTTTATGGATTTTTCCGATTTTGTCAAATACGCCGCCGACATATGCCTCCGCCAAACCAGCTGCGCCGAGTGTAAGGCCGCCATATCTGTGCTGCGCGAGTTTGACGCCTGCCCCATAGGCACTCTGGCTACAGCTGAGCCGGAAGCAGTAGACACTCTTGTCGATTGTGTCAAAAAACAATCAGGGGGATTATATCATCCAAACCGACATTGCAAAATACCGAAGCAATAAATCGAATGGCATAAGCCGAAATTGGCTACGTATTCAATATATATGCCTATACGCACTATCGGCGGCGCAGTTGTAAACGCGCAAATAAAGGAGGAAAATCCATGCGCAGGATTATTGCTTTTATTGTTGCTTTAGTTTGCTTTGTTTCCAGTTTTGCCTTGGCGGAAGAAATGGTGGCAGGCTGCGAGATAACTTTGCATTTGCCCTACGGTGATAGAACAGGTATATATACCGGAGAAATAAAAGACGGCATACCGCACGGATACGGATGTTTTGAAACGCAAAATTTATCCGGAGTAACTTGGATATATGCCGGGTATTTTGTTAATGGCGTTTTCGATGGTGAGGGGCAAACCATTTGGGGAACCACCAGGTACGAATATGGCAAATATGATGACGGTCTTTTAGCGGAAGGGGCAGTGCAAAATAACGAACATTTATATATCGGTGTATTTGACAATGCGGACGAGTTGACCGGAGAAGGCACCATATACAATGAATTCGGCGACGTAAGCCACGTAGGAACATTCGAATACGGAAAACCCGTCGAAAGGGTAGTTGTTGACTCGGATTTTTATAACAGTATCCATGATGTAGTAGAGTGTTACCAATTTGACGCCGCAAAAGAGCTCCTTACTGCCTATGCATCGCAGAATCCTAATTTGCCCATAAACCAAAACTACGAAATTTTGCTGCGTCTCGTAGAAGAATCTTCTCTGTTGATGGCAAAGTGCAACGCCGAATATGATGCCATAGAAGAACACCCCATAGTTACATATAAAGGGCTAGAACAAATTGGCGAAAAAACGCACTTATATACCTTCATTGATGGTAGTACGGTTATCACATATTTAGGGTTTGTTTCGGATGATTGGTTGTTTTTTGACAATATAATAATAGTAGGCGACGGAATGAACAAAATAAGTTTTTCCGTTAGCGATACTGTGCGTGACATTATCGACGGCGGAATGATAATGGAACGATATGAGAAGCGCAGCTGGTATGACAAGGATATTGAGGCCCTCAACAACGGCTCTAATATGGTGATGCGTTTCAAAAACGAAGACACAAACGAATATATTGACTTGAACATAAGTGATCCCGAAATAGACGCATGGCGCACTCTGCATCGACTGCAAGACATTAGACGCGACATTCTCAATTTGTGTTATCAGGCCACAAAGACTTCTTAGAAAAAAGTATTTGCGTACTCTACAGTATCTGTCTGCACAAATCCCGTGCTTCTCAATGAAAGTCACACCATCTGCACCTCAAAAATAAAAATATAAGCAGGAGGCACCCATGCAATACTGCATTTATTTGCGCAAATCCCGCGCCGACCTGGAAGCCGAAGCGCGCGGCGACGGCGATACACTGGCCAGGCATCGCAAGACCCTGCTGGCGTTGGCCGAGGCGCGCCACCTTACAATCGCAAAGATATACGAGGAGGTTGTCTCCGGCGATACCATAGAGAGCCGCCCTGAGATGCAAGCTCTTCTGTCAGACGTAGAAGCCGGCCTTTGGGCCGGTGTTCTTGTCATGGAGATTGAGCGCCTTGCCCGCGGAGATACGATCGACCAGGGCATTGTCGCGCAGACCTTCAAATTCGCACACACGTCCATCATTACGCCCTATAAGGAATACAATCCCGACAATGACATTGACGAGGAGTATTTTGAGTTTGGTCTGTTCATGGCCAGACGCGAGTACAAGACCATCAAGCGCCGCCTGCAGGCAGGGCGTGTGGCCGCCACAAAAGAGGGATGCTATATAGCTAGCCGGCGCCCGTACGGATATGAGCGCGTGCGTCTTGACGATGGTCGGTATACCCTTCGTCCGATAGAAGCAGAGGCAGAAGTAGTGCGCGCCGTGTACGATTGGTACATAAACGGCCTCGACGGTCGGACTGTTGGCGGTGGGGCAATCGCCATGCACTTAAACAGCATGGGCATCCCAAATATGTTCGGAAGACCGTGGCGTGCTGACGCGATTGTCAAAATCCTCAAGCACGATATTTATATTGGCAAAGTGACATGGAACAAACACATCCAACAGATACATATGGAGGACGGTCGCCGCGTAAAACGTCGTGTGCGCAGCGAGAATCCCGTCTCCGCGTCTGCAATTCACCCTGCAATAATTGACCAGGAAACCTTTGACGCGGCGCAGCGCGCCCGTGTAAGCCGCACAGCGGCTCCCGTACACATAGAACGCAAACCGGCAAATGTATTTGCTGGTTTGGCCAAATGCGCCGAGTGCGGGAAGGCCATGATACGGCAGGTTAATCCTGCCAATCCTGCCTATGATCTACTCAAATGCTCTTCTCTTAAATGTGCGACCAAAGGCAGCTATATTACCGTAGTCGAGGAGCTTGTTTTAGAGTGCCTGCGTGACTGGCAGGCCACCGGCTACGCCGCGCAGAAAAAAGCGCGACCGGCGAAGCAGACCACGCTCGCCCCCAAGCTGCAAACCGACGTGGACGCGCTCCGCAAGCAGCTCTCCTCCATGTATGACCTGCTGGAGCAGGGCGTGTACACTGTCGAAGTGTTTGTCGCCCGGCAAAAAGAAGTTTCCGCCCGTCTGCAGCAGGCGGAAACCGCGCTCGCCGCCGCGCAGAAGAAAGCCAGCGCGCCCACCCGTGAGGAGGCTATATGCGCGCTCCTGCCGGAAATTACCAACGTGCTGGAAAGCTACTCCTCCGCCAGTTCCGCCGAGGAGAAAAACGCCCTGCTGCGCAGCGTAATTTCTCGCATCGTATATTACAAAACCGCCCGCAGATACAAAAACCAGCCCCCGGCGCACGGCCTGAGGCTGGACATATTCCCCGTAACCAAGTAGCCCATTTGCATTATCATGCTGACACAAACGTGTACGACGCATGATGATAATGTACTCACATAGACATATAGCGCTGCAGCTTATCCGCCCCGCCATCTGGATCGGCGAGGAAAGCGCGTGCCATGGAAGCATAGAATTCAGGATTGTCTACGCTAAAAGCAATAGCCACTGCGGAGTAATCGGAGTGCATCATGTTCATAGCCGCCCAGAAATCCTCCTTCTCCGTCGCAGGAGCGTGTTTCATTCGAAACGGTTCGACCTGCTCCATTGTCCACTTTGCACCAGTGCTTCCGTCCACATTGCGCATGTGTTTTACCCAGGATTTCACATCGTACTCATTGTCGTGTCCATCTGTACCATTCCGATCAGACGTGAGCCACAGCAGCTTTGTTGCGCGTTTCATACGCTAACACCTCCGCCGCATCGGCGGTCAATAATCAGATTGGCAGCGCGCACATTGATGGGAGCTCCGGACGTGTTGACGATCGCAACGCCAACGGAGCCGCATCCGTACACCCGTACAAGCGCAGCAACTGTAACGTTTCCGTACTCGTCTACTGCGGCCGGAGTGTACGCAGATTCGGTGCCGTCCACAACATCGCCATCAACGCTCAGACCCACATCAATTTCACCTACCACTCCGCCTGTCGGCACAGCGATGTTGCCAACAAACAGCACATGGTATATACCGGGTTTTGTCAGCACAAATCGGCTGGTGCCGTTTTCGTGCCTGACCGTGCATCCGGTTGCAATCCGCGCAGATCCAAACACAACGCCCGCGTTTTCTGCGACTTCCTGCACCGTGCTGTTGACTATATCAATCATAAATTCCCTCCTTTTCTCAAGCAAGGGGACTTATCGTCCCCTTGCACATTCATGCCGCATTAAGCGGCGCAGTAACCGCACTGGCACGGCGCAGGCGCGGGCCGATAAGGTACTTCCTGATACGGGCTGGTCGTAATATATGCCGGTACCGGAGTGGGCCGCAGAGCGCCAATCAGCGTCGAGTTCTGAGCCTGCTGACTCAACTGGAAATTGGCCGTCTGCAAGTCACGATCGCGCTCCGCCAGCTTATCACGCAGCGCCTGCATGGTGTTGGCATTGATAAGCGCCCTGGTCTGCTCGCCCTCCATGTGGATGGCGTTGGTTATCGCGCAGGTGTTCTGCGCGGCCTCATACCGCACCGCATCAATGTTGCGGTTGGTCTCGCAGCAGCACTGCTGTGCCTGGAATCCATTCTGCGCAAGCTGCATCTGTATCCCGTTGAAACCGGTAAGCATGCCCGTGTTCATTGCGTAGAAGCCGTCGCACAAGCCCTGCTGTACACCTCTGATACCGTTGTCGAGCTGATTGCCCTGCATGGTATCATAAAGCTCCGAGCGCGTAAGCGCGCCCTGGAAAGCGGCGTCGCCGCCCATGCCTCCGCCAAACGCGCGGAAAGCCCACATCCACACAAGGTAGACAAACGGGTTGTTCCACATGGCCGCCATACCTCCGTCGTCGTCTCTGGACATCGCATAGATGTCCGCTGCGCTAAGTTCAGTTCCCATACTACCGTCCTCCTGTTTTTTTATTTATCTCTATTTCCTGAGGCGCCTCAGGAAATCAAGACCTGCCTTAATATCCTCTTCGGACATGCCTTGCTGTTTGGCCTGGGCTGCCAGATTGTTCAGCTGTGTGTCATCAATGCTGCCAATGTATCGCCGCATCGCGCCACGATCCACCGGTCGCCGCTGTTGCCCGCCCGGCATCGGGGGAAACATGCCACCCATGGGAGGAAACATTCCACCCATAGGATTTCCGCTACGTCCAAACATGCCCATCATCTGCTGCATAGGGTTCACCATTATCCCTCCGTTTCAGCCGTTCGCGTCGTCCCTGTGAGTTGTCGCATCAATCCGTCAAACTCCGACTTTAATTGGACAAACTGCTCTTTAAGGTGTTCAAATTCTGCTTTGCCCACATTGCCCTCCGTGGATGCCGCATCATTTACCAGCCTGTATGTCCGAAACACCGCGCTACCATCCTGCATGTTAAGCTGCTTGGTATAGATCATCCCGTGACCAATGTCAGCGAATACCGACAGCCCGCCGTCTGCCGCGACCTGTGCAGCAACCGCTTCTTCGCGGCCAGTAACGTAACTGGCATACACGCTGGGCTGCATCATTGCAGGAGCATTGTATCTCCCGCCGTACTGAAATGGCAGTTGGTATCCTGCTGCCGGATAATACCCATTCATTCATTGCACCCCTTTCTTGTGCCTTAATTGTATACCTTCTCCAATTTTTGCGGGTGCAAAAAAGCACAAACGCGCGCGTTTGTGCACAAACAAAATATTTAACATTATTCTTTATTGACAATTCAATCATTTGGTTGTATAATAAGCATGTAATCAAACGAAAGGAGGTGGTTTCCATGGGATAAGAAAAAAGCGCCGCCTCGAAAAACGAGCGGCGCGGGTTGAGAAGATGATTACATTCGCCCTCAACATCATCTCAGCCATAATCTCCGGTCTTATCGTAGAAGCAATCGTCAGATGGCTTTGGTAAGACCAAGAGGGGCGAGGGTACCAGCCTCGCCTCTCTATTGTATGATACTCTTCGATTTTTGTCAAGGAGGTATTTTTTGTGAAGTACATTGTATACGCTGTTCTTTTTGTTCTCGTGTTTTCGGTGGTACGCCCGGCTGTTGGCTGGTTGTTTCGCAAGCTGTCCGGGAGGTTGGAAAAATGACAGATTCTTCCCATAGCAATCCCCGGAACACAAACCAGAGCGCTATTGCCAAAATCCGTATCGCACGCGGCATTACGCAGGCACAGCTCGCCGAGATGATAGGCAGCTATGCGCAGACCGTTTCCCGTTGGGAGAACGGCGATCGCAGTCCCAACATAAAAATGCTTGTGAAAGTTGCCAAGGCCCTGCAGTGTTCTTTGGATGATCTTGTATAGCACAAAACACCCCCGGGACTATGCCCGAGGGTGTTTATCGTCCGTTTTGCAGTGCCTCAACGATACCTTTCATTCGGCGCGCTACCGTTGTTCGGCTTACGCGCTCTCGCGCTTCAAATTCTGCCGACGTTTCTATATCTGTAAGCCTGTCTATCAGCTTGAGCCGTGCTATTTTGCTGTCTTTTTTGCCCAGTCTCGCCGAGGAAATCATATGCTCCATTTCGTCTGCTGAAACTCCCTGAAATGGGTCTCCGCGCATAAAGCCACCTCCTGAAACGGGCCCCTCCTGCAGGAAAGGCCCGTCCATCAATCTGCTATCCTTCCGTCACTGTTTCCGCAGGGGCTTCAAACCCTTCTTTCAGCTTATCCAGCGCCTTGTCATTCATTTCCTTTACAGCCGCCTCGATCAGGTTGAAATCTACACTATACCCCGCCCTGCGCAGTTCTGACGCGACATATTCGCGTTTATCATCGCCCACGCCCGCGCCAAACAACTGCTCTGCTGCCTCTACCAGTTTCACCACCACGTCCCACAGGGCTGCGCGCTGCTCCGCCGTGGTGCGGGCCTGCAGCCACTCGCGCAGCTCCGGCACCACGACTTTACCGAGCCACGCCAGCAGGATGTAAAACACCAGTCTTACCAGCGCAACGACAGCCCCGGTAAGGTCTACCGTCACGACCGGAGCCGCAGCTGATTCGGCAAAAACAATCGGCGTGCAGAGCGCCATAAGCATCAGCATCACTACAAATATTTTTTTCATGTGTTGTCCCTCCTTAAGGATGTTTGTGGAATTGTTCGAGGTCCGAAATCCTGTGGTTAGCCACCTTGGCCTGCTCCTCCAGCACCGGCACCCGCTTGGCAAAGTTGTTGTGTTCGCGCACCTCGCGCGTCAGCTCGTCCAGCCGAGTAGTCATTACCGCCTGCTGCTTGTCGAGTTTGTGGTCAATCTCCTTGGCCTGCATGCGGTTGGTAATTATGACGCCAGCCAGTGCCAGTCCTCCGGTAATAAGAGCCGACAAAACTACATCGCTCAATGGTCTACACCTCTCTAACGTAGTCGCCAGAAATCCACCGCACGGCGTCGCCGTGCAGAATAGCCCGCCAGTCGTTAGTGTCCACCCCCATAAGCAAGTCGCCCTCTCGGACAATGCCCACGCTCTTATACTGCGTGCCGGGGCCAACGCGCACATTGACGCGGTCGCCGGTCACGATAAGCTGCGGCGCGTCCTCGGGCGTACTCTCTTCGGGCGAGCCCGCGTCCTCGTTGGGCAAGGCGGTTTCCAGCAGATGCCAGGTCACGGAGTCGCACACGCCGTTGATAATCTGCCCGTTTTCGCGCTGGAACGCCTTGAGCGCACCCTCGGTCTCTTCGCCGAAGTCGCCGTCTGCACCGTCCACCGGCAGCGGATAGCCCGCGCGGATAAGCAACTCCTGCATTCGCGTAACCTGCGCGCCCTTTGCGCCCTTGCGCAGGACGGTCTGCGTGCTTTCCGTATCGCCGTAGCCGATACCCGGCATTTTGTACCAGTGTGTCCACGGACGGCCCGCAAGCGCGGTCTTGACCACGCCGTACTTGAAGCCGCGCGCCTCCACCACGTTTCCGCCGCCTATGTACACGCCCACATGGCCGTCGAATCGCACACAAATACCCGGCTCGTTCGGCATAGTGGCCATTTCGCCCCAGTCCATGCCCTGCTTGCGGGCATACTCAAACATGCCGTTGGCGCTTTTGTCCGGGCAATCACGCTGATACTCGTTGGCCTCCGTGCCGCCCTTTGTCCAGAAAAAGCCCTTTATCATGCCGACGCAGTCCATGCCCGTGCGGCCCTCTGCGATGTGCTGCCGGTAAGTGTCCATGCGCCCCTCGGTATAGTGCTCCGGGTACTGCTTCGCC